AAGGTTCGCAACAAATAACGAAAGGACATCAGAAAGCAAAAAGTTCTCAGTCTCATTTGAGGGAGTAACATTTGTCCCAATTACCTTGTCACTTAACGAAGGAGTCGCATTTGGATATGTTGATATTTTTGCCATAATCAGTTAGGTAATTCTTCTTTTGAGTATGTAATCATGCCGGTCTTAATGTCGATAATAGCATTGCGACCATATTTAGAAACAAGCTCTGACTCATTACGAGAGAAGTCCTGTTTTAAAACCTCAATCTCTTTGAGCACAGAAAGTTTTTGAAGCTCCAAGTCTGCAATCATCATCTTCATGCGCGAGTACTGAGTATTCATTGCTTGAAGCATTTGAAGCTCTTCTTGAGTAACATTTAACGAAATAATTTGTGACATATGATTTAATTTTTACAAAGATAGAATTTTTTTATTTACCTTGACGATTGTACGGCTTTTTATAGTTCTTAGAACCTTTTATTTTTGATGTCTTAGACTTTGCGTGTACCCCCGGACGATTTACCTCGGGCTTCTTTAAAAAGGATGACTTAGCATCCGATGTCTTTTTAGCTGCCATTACAGTTCTGATTTAATGTCTTTTGCTTTTATAATTACATCCTTCAATCTCCTAACAAAATCACCTATCCTTTCTGTAATACTCTTCCCGGTACGCCACTTTACTTTTTCATCTATGCTTGTGTACTCAAGATGAATCAAGAAGAGGGTAGCAATTGTGCTGAAAACATAATCCTTGTCAATTATCATCTTGATAAAATCGTTCAGTATAAAGTGGTCAAGAAGGAATGAAAATAAAATCGATATCGAGTAGGTCACCATCTTTCGAATAAACCCAACCCTTGTTTTTCCGGATGTCACAACCTTTCCCGACCACTTTGCGTATGACCTCCCAACATAGGTATCAATAAGAACAGCAAATGTTATCAGCAGAACCATCCCGGCCAAGGGGGTAAAAAAAGCTACCAAAGAAAGCAGGTAGCTTGCAATAATAGTTTTTAACTCATTGCCATCCATAACACAAAAAGTAAAAGTCCAACAATAAAAAACACACCAAGCCAAAAGAACACCATCTGCCAAAACTTAATAGGCTCCTTGACAACAATTGTTTTTGTAATTACAGTAGACTTATACTTATCCATTAGCTTTGCTGTTAGCTCCTTTTCCTTTTGCTCGTAGTCAAAAGTAAGGATGCTATCTTTTCTTACAACCTTGACCTTTCCTTCTTTAAAAACAACAACGGTATCCATATCCGGGCACAGGTCGGGCATCTCAAAAATAATCGTATCACCGGGAACAAATATTAAAGTATCGCGATACGCAATACTGTCCACAACTACTGTATCAACGGTAGTCTTGGGAGGAAATCTATCGTAGCATTTCCTTTCCGTAATGCAAGATGATAGAACCAACAGTATCAGAAGGTATCTCATATTGCAAAGGTAATACTTTAAAATGAAACTACTTAGACCAACGCGCCTTTTTACCCCTGATGTCGTAGTGAGTAAACCTTGCGTAGCGGCCAACACCTCCCTCCAAAATCTTACCCTCATCAATTAACCGCTCAATTAAGTCAGCGGTTTCGCTTGGCTTCATACCTGAAATTACAATGTCAGCAGCCGTTCCCCTTAGATGCTGAGAGTCTTTTGCCCCACCAATCTTTTTATTATGAGACGGTGACCGGTACCCGGAGTTAATTTTAATTGTTTTCCCTCCGGCCTCAGACCTAATAACTTCAAGCTGTTCAGCCAACAACATGATGTTTGTAACTGCCTCCGAGCTAAAATTACTTCCTGACCGGCAAGCGAACTCACTAAAAGAAAAGTTACTTGTAAGTTTCATGTTACAATGTTGGCTGAGTTATATCAAATTCAATAGGTTCTCCCAAAATTGGTACAAGGCTTTCGTCAAATAGTATGAACCAAAAAACAGGTTCATCTAACATTGCACATTGATAATTAACCCAATATTGGGTTGTATCTTCAGGAGAAACAGGAATGCCATAATAGTCAGAGCAATCTTTCCTTGCCTTTTGAGCATCTTCCTCAGTTAAGTATTTATAGCCTAATATGGTCATAATGGAATTGAATAATGAGAACTCATGTTTGATTCGATTCCTGACTTAAATCCGCTTTGTTGATTTGTTGGATATACAATACATTCAGACATCTTACCTAAAAACCATCTTCCAACATAAGTAACGTCGCTTATGCCAAACTTTTTAGTAATCGCTGATAACCCAAAAGACGATAAAATGTGTGGGTTTAAAAAGTTGTTTGCTGTTATATGTAGGTTGCCGTTAAAGTACATATTACTTAAATTTGTGAAATCAAAGGTATCTGTTGGTGCTGTACTCGGTGTTCTCCAATAATTCGGGCTATAAGAGCGAATCCAAGGGCCGAATTGGGGCCCATCAAAGGAAACAAGCGATTGAAGCGAACTATAACTATTTACCTGAGCAACAGTAAAAATGCTTTGTGCAGTTACATTTTGTAAAGGTGTACCCGTTGCCCTAGCTGAAATGTAATTTATTGTAGGCTTTGAATTTAATGTTTCCAAGTTCCCCGACAAAACAATTCTTGGTTGTGCGCCTGCCGAAGTTTGTACGCTGTTCTTTGCATTCCCACTTTGGTCGTAGAATGTAGTAACAAAACCATTACCACTGCCACAAAAACTAAGCAATGCAGCAGTATCTAAAATCCCTCCTACAAAGCCTATATTTTGCTCCGCATTATCACTTGACCTACGAACACGAATTGAAGAACCGGTGTATGTACTACTTAATTTCCTAAGTGAATACGCAACAGATGCACCGGGGTTTTCATCAAGTAATAATTTAACGCCCGAAGCCGGAGGTGCACTCATTCCTGCACCAATTCCAATTCCTAATCCAAGAGGTGGTGCCACCTTACCAAAGAGCTAATATGCTTGCAGCAGCTACTGTGCCGGTAGAGTAAACTCTCTTTACACTTACAGGTATAAACGTACCGGCCGGAACAGCAGTAAAAGTAACAGTGTCTCCACCAATCGTCAAAACCCTAACATTCCCGGCAGTGCCAACATAAAGAACACATCCGTTCTCATTTGCAGCCGATGGATACACTTTATAGCTCTTAGGAGTCGTAGAAAATATCGCAGCACTACAAACAATGGTCGTTGCATTTAAAATGCTCGAAACAGTAGCAGCGGTACCATCAGTAAGATTGTAGATGATATCACCAATCCTTACGTTCTGAGTAATGAAGTTTTGAGTTGAATCAATAAGATGGGTGCCACCACCACCGGTACCGGTAGTAGCTCCGGCACCAACCGGCGCAGATGGGTTAGGAATATTGATGGTGTCGCTCAGAACAACCGGTAGAGCCCGACCAACTTGTAACTTTAAGTATGCCATTATTTTTGGTTTTTAACGTCGTAAGGAAACATACGATTTAAAGAGTCTTGCCTTGCCTTACAGCCACAGTCTTCAACACCGACAGAGGTAGCAACTGCTTTCACAGCTTTCTTAATCCCTGTTACAGTGGTGAACTTGTCAACCGTATCTCCAAAACCTTTGCTCTTTTCGCTCAGTTTCATACGACAAATATACTAATATTTTCCTTTCCTACCCTTGGGACTGCTCTGAGTCGACCCACCCGGGCCGGCCCAAAGATTCTTGCAAGCCCAATACTTAGGGGTCAGCTTGTTGGTAGCCTCATCGCACCCATGTCGTGCCTTAAAAGATTTGCGAGCCGGAGCGGAGTAGTTGTGACCATAACCCTTTGCACCAAAGTGCAAGAGCTTTTCTTGGCCATTAGCACAAGCCTTAACCATACGCTTCTTGCCCGGACGGTCCGATGGTACCGGCCGGTTGCAGCTCATCTTTGACTTCTCGGCCATAACTTATTTTTTCTTTGAACCGTAAGACATCTTACCTCCCATTTTCTTGGAAGAGGTAGCGGTCTTAACTTTGTTCGTGCAAGGAACTGATTTCATCTCAAAAGGTTTTAGATTACAAATTTACAAAAAAAAAGAGTCTCTTGTCGGAGACTCATCTGTACCTTGAAGTTTTCTTTGCTATTGACTTTGGCTGCTCACTAAACTGCTTACCCTTTGCTGTGTCCGACCGCTTCTTTGCAGAGGTAGCCGCGTACTCCTTGGAGGACAACGACTGCCTTGCTGCTTTCGGAAGGTAACGCTCACCGGTAGCTTTTGGTCCTTGGGTAGATGGCTTGCCACTCTTGGTTCCCCAATCCTCCTTTGTCCACTTACTTAAACTCTTTTGAGCTTTCGTCTTAGACCCGGAGTACCCCCCACCGGCATCATCGTACTTTTTCGAAAGTATCTGAGCTTTTCGTGCGGACCACTGCCCCGGCTTACCTCCGTCACCGGAGCTCATCACTTGATTCTTCAAGCGCTCACGAAGCTCGGGCTTAGTGTAGGCCATTACTTTTTCTTAGTGCGAGCACGCATCCCTTCGGAGCGGCCGGCCATACGAGCGTAGTCTGTGCTAAGCACCTTGCTCTTAGAAGAAACAGGCTTTGCAGCGGTTCCCATCTTGCCTTGAACAAAACCTTGACGATACGAAACGCTATCAGCAAAAGTAGCCGGGCCTTTTACTCCGGACTTTGTCAAATGCGTCAATCCCTCGTATGTTGGGCCTGATGATGCTTTTCCATCTCCATTTCCTTTGCCATCACCGGGACCACCCGATTTCCGGCCTGTCTTCATTCTTGCCATGATTACTTCTTCTTTTGACTTGGGCTTCTAAAATCCTCAACCCTTGTTGCGCCTTTTTTCAATTTAGATATAATCTCGGAAACATCACCTCTTTTTACAGATTTAACTATTGGCTTACTTTCTGCGAAATATGAAGTTGTGAAAGGAAATTCTTTTTTGCCTTTGCCAAAACCTGTTGTATCAATAGACTCCATTGGAGAATATTTTCCATAAGTTCTTGCCAACCTTCCGTTATCAAATGCCATATATGTGCCGCCCTTATTTGTGGGCTCAGGCTGTGAACCATTTCCTTTGCCGGTTGTGGGTTTCTTAGCACCCTTGATTGGGCCTTTTGTCATTGGTTTACGCATTGCTGCCATATCTGTATTTTTTATGGGGTTTTTTTATATGATGAGAAACCCTGAAGCTGCTGAAGCCCATAGGACCCCCCTTCAGATTGTTTTCTCTTAGTCGTGCCAATAGTAGCCTTGCGCTTCGTGTGAGCATCAGAGCGAACCTTAGAACGCTCAGCCCTCACCTTAGCATACTTCTCGTTTACAGAACGAATCTCTTCCGATAAAGTTTTTTTGGTCTCAGCCATATTGCTATCTTTGCACTACAAAGGTAAAAAAAAATTTAATGAAATACGATTACCTTAAGTATTGGAGACCTATTAAGTTTTTCATAAAGAAGAAATATGGATTGTCAGAACAAACCCTCGAGTACCTGCTGTTCTTGTACTCTGAAAAATACTTCATGCGCTCAGACGTGCACGAATACAACAGCTTGCTGTCGTGGGACAAAAAAAGATTTGACAACCTTCTTCGAGATGGGTGGATTGAAGCACTACGAGACACCCCCCAAGACCGAGGGAAAATCTACAAGCTCTCAAGAAAAGCATCAAGAATGATTGGCAGCTTGTACAACAAGCTGAACGGAGAAGACATCTCAGTAGACCAAAAGAACAACCCCATGTTCGCAAAAAAAGTTGGATACACCGAAAAGGTTTATAAAAACTACATACATGAGCTCAATAGAAAACGAAAAGAAAAAAAGTTTGGGGCCAACGATGGCTTGTAAAACTTGTCTTACCGATAAGCCTATTGACCGATTTAGAAAAACAAAACCGCATCTCCTCTCGAGAAGAAAAAATTGTAAGGAATGCGAAAAACAAAAACAAAAATATTGGAAAAAAAACAACATGGACAAGGTAAGGGATGCTCAAAGAAAACTTTATCATAAGAACAAAAGCAATCCAATTTACATGATGAGGAAAAGACTTAGGAATCAAGTATCAAAAATCCTAAGAACACATAAAATTACAAAATCAAAATCCACATTAAAGTATATAGGGTGCACCGTAGAAGATTTTAAAGCTCACATTGAAAAGCAATTCAAACCCGGGATGGCTTGGGATAACTATGGAACATATTGGCACATCGACCATATCATCCCCATTGGATTGGCAACAACAGAAGAACAAGTGAAAGAGCTGATGTTCTACACAAACCTTCAACCCCTTGAAGCTGAAAAAAACATAAAGAAAGGAAAGAAATTGGAGTACGTTTTTATCTAATGGTCATCACCACAACTCATCAATCTTTTGCTCAGAAAGGTACTCCCTTATCTGCTCGGCAAGTTGAACCTCTTGCTCAGTTGCTGTCTTGCCGTTGAAGGGGTTTTGTCCGTATTTGGTAATATCCCTCAGCTTTTGGTAAAATTCATGCAGTACCAAGAAATATTCCCCACCCTTTAATGCAAAGTTTGCCTCGGTTTCTTCTTCGGGAAGGTTGAATTTTAGAATTAGTTGGCTCATTTTTGCATCATTTTTGCATCATTAAAGGTACAAAATAGGGTTAATGAATGGTTTATTGGACTTGATTACTCAACAACAACAACGTCTCTCTCTTGAATGATGGTGTAAGGCTCATCCTTTATCAACATCTTGTAGGACTGACGAGTGTCGTAGTAAATCAAGTCCCCCTTCTTTATGTTCTCAACCTCGGTGCCCGGCATCACCACCCGGCCCTTCCGGTACCGCAATGATTGAGCCTCCTCACCACTAATTAAAAGACCGGAGGATGTGCGAACCTCCTCCTCAATTGTACGCACAATGATGTTCTTTCCTATTGCTTTCATTTCAATTTGTTTATTTGATTCTCATACCAATTTGCTTTGTCAAGGTCCAAGCTCGCAGCTTGCCCGGGCTTCTTGCCGGCTCTCATCCGATACTTGAACGCATTCATCTCGCAAAAAGCGATGTACTTCTCCCTACCCCATATGGCTATCATCATCTCGAATACCTCCATGCCCGATGAACTGCTTCGATAGTGGTCCGGACTCACATGGTTGTACTCAGCTTTTTGCAACATTGTTGCATCTTCATGCTCCTTCATCAGAAATCCCGGGGCCTCCCCCCAATAAAACTCGCACTCACCTTCTGAGTGAGGCGGTCCATCTACAAAATTTTCGCCACGAGCGGCTTGGGGAGCCAAGAACCTGTAGCACGTTTCCTTAAGTGGGCATCCGGTGCCGCAGCACCCTACAATTTTTGCCATATGATTTAAGTGTTATTGGGTTTCATAAGAGCGTGCCATTGTAATGATGGCATTAGTACTAAGAATTGTAGTTGCCACACTCACCGCATTCTGAATCGCACTCCTCGTAACCTTCATCGGGTCAACAACACCAAGAGCAAACAAGTCCCCCTCCCTCATCGTCTTTAAACAAATACCATCAGATGCCCCCATATGAGGCTTATCAAGGTACAAACTAAAGTCGCAGTACCCGGCATTCTCAAGTATCTGCTTCAATGGAGAAGAAATCGAAGCCACAACAATCTCAAGGGCCGCATCGTACTCCGGGCTATTGCCAAATGAACTCCTATCTGCCAACTCACAAGAAATGTAGTGCAAGGCTCGGCCCGACCCGGGAAGAATCCCTTCCTCAAGAGCACTGCGTACAGCACACACCGCATCGTCCACTCGGTCGTACAACTCCTTCTGCTCAATGTCGGTGTTTCCACCTACGTATATCACCCCCACTCCACCGGATAAAGAAGCAATCCTACTCAAGATGAAGTCCCGGTCCGATTTTTTGTTCGCCTCAGCATATGCACCACGAAGCTGAGAAACCCTTTGAGATATCTCATCGGAATCAGTTCTAAACTGAGAGTTCACTATTACCGTATTGTCCCGGCTTACCACCACCTTACTAGCATGACCCAAGTCCGCAAATGTCATCAATGACAAATCATCCCCGGTCTTCTCAGAAAAGTACGTGGCACCGACACTCACCGCGATGTCACTCATAAGCTCATGCTGCTTGTACCCAAACTGAGGAGGAGGAATAGCAACCACCTTCAAGTTGTTCTTAATCTTGTTCGCAGCCAAGGTGTTCACCACATTCGTACTGCAAGGAGCAATGATTAGCAAACGCTTGTTCTCCGATATCACCGGCTTTAACACCTGCTCAATCTGAAGGATGTTGCTAATCTCCGAGTCAGATACCAATATCATCACGTCCTCGTAAATCACCTCATCCCTTTTTTGGTCATTCACAAACAAGTTGCTCAAGTAACCGCGCTCAACCATGAACCCATGCGACACGTCAGCATACGTCTCTGAACTCTGAGACTTCTCAACGGTGACAATCCCATCGGCCCCAATCTTGCCATACACCTCAGCAATGATTCGACCAATCTCCTTATCGTTGTTGGCGGAGATGGTAGCAACATCTAATAGCATCTTCTTGGTTACTTTTTTCTTCCGGGACTTTAGGATGTTCACCACCTCGCCAACAATACTCATCATATGACGCAAGACCTCGGTCCTGTTTAAAGAAGGATTCTCACTGAAAACCATCATGCCATTCTCAACCATGGCCTCGGTAAGAACAATCGCAGTTGTAGTCCCATCACCGGCCGTTGTAGCTGTCCGGTCAGCAGCCTCCTTCATCATCTTTACCGCCAAGTTCTCTACCGGGTCCAACAAGTCAACCGACTTGGCAACCGTAACACCATCCTTGGTAACCGTTATACCGCCTAGGTGATTGTTCGACTCAATAAGAACAGTGTTGCCACTTGGCCCTAACGTGCTCTTCACAGCACCGGCCATCTTCTTGATGCCACTAAGCAACCGCTTGCGACCATCATCCCCAAACATTAACTCCTTGGGTGAGTATCCAATTTCATTCATATGTAAATAGATTTTCGACAAATATATGAAAAAGAATTATACCAAACAACTATGTCGAATATGACGATTTCCTTCTTTCCCTATCTCTCTCTATTTTAATATCACACGCAACTTTTTTTTATTATTTCATTTCACCTTTATTTTCGACATTTTCGACATCTTATTGATTATTAGTATTTTAACTGTCATAAAAACGACATTAATATGACAATAATTGACACTATTATAAGAATATCTACAGAATATAAACAGTATATGTAAAGAAAAAGGGGCCATCAAAGACCCCTTACTCCAAAATCAATATCAATACTTCTTCATCTTCATGGGCTTCATAGGTCCAAGAATCATCATATTGCCCATCTCCTTCTCCATCTCAGCACGACGAATCCCCTCAGCAATCATGCTAACCTTCTTCTCCCTCTTCATCGAACTCTTTAATTCAGCAGCCCTCTGAATTCCACTTGTACTGCACGCACGATTGTTAATCAACCGGCCTCCGCGGACATCTAAGCCATTAGACAATCCACGCATTATCATAGGTTTTTTCATGTTAATCATTTTAGCAAAGATACAAAAAGGTCGAGATAATGTGAGTCATTGGGTTCCCCCCCGGTTCTACGCTGCCGGGCCCAATGTGAAACCGATGTTCCGCGAAGGGAGGGGGGTGCTTGTGCCTTGCCCTGCTCCCGATTTTTTGGCGTTTTCCTGCCATGCCCATGCGGATGCCCATACCTGCCTGCCCATACCTGCCTGCCCATACCTGCCTGCCGATGCCTGCTCCCTGCTCCCTGCCCTGCCCTGCCCTGCCCTGCCCTGCCCTGCCCTGCTCACTGCCCATGCCGATGCCCATGCCGATGCCCATGCCGATGCCCATGCCGAGCCGA